TATTATGACCATTATTTTATTAAATTTATATAATAAAATAATATATTATATTAATGAATCCATATAATCAAACTGAACCGTGTGTATCAAAAATACACGAACAAACAAATACTAGAATATATGATAGAAATATTCCTTCCCAAATGTTGCAGCCATATTTAGATGTACGACCTGTTATGACAAAATATTCTTATTTTCCTATTGTGGATCCTAGAAAACAGGCAAATGTTCCATTAATGCAAGCGCCAACATATAACTCCCATAATGTATTTAATCCAGGAAATACGAAATCACCTTGGTCTGGTTTTTCATCAAATATTAATCTTGAGTCTGAATTAAGAAATCAGATTTTTGCTTTACAGAAATGTAGCCAAGCGGTTTATGTTCCTAATAGCAATAGTGATTTATATACTTACAATTTTAAACCAAAAGAAGTACCTCAGACACACTCTTTATTATTTCATAAAGATAGTTTTGAAGATTTTAATCCAAATCCGCAGTCAAGTGTAGGTTCTGGTATATTTTTTAATTCTACCAGAAGTCAGATAAAAGATTTAACAAAACAAAATTGTTAGAATATAATAGAATATAATAGAGTAAAATAGAGTAGAGTAGAGTAGAATATTATATTGTAATCTATTATGTCAGAAAATTTTTTAACCGAAGTAACTTTAGATTGTTTGATGAATAGAGAACAATATAATAAATATATGTCAAATAAATCCTCAACTAAAAATAATGCAAAAGATAAGAAGTTTTATAGAAAAAGAATATATTATTTAACAAAAGAATTGTTGTTAAGTAAAGAAGAGCCTCAAAATTTATTTCCAGATGTAAAACATTCTTTTGATAATTTCGTAAATTGTTGCATTCAATATTTTAAAACAATTGACAACAATGATATTATACAAGCAGATTACCAAAATATAGAAAATTATTTTAATCTTGGAAATTCAGTACCAGAATTAAATATTGACGATATACAAAATCAAGAAGAAGCCGATAAACTGTTGATGCGTTCTATAAATATGTTAAATCCAACTTTAGATAATTTTGTAAAAAAGAAATATACAAAAACCCCTGAACTAATATTACCAAAACAACGGGATGTTGACTTAAAAGATCCTATTTTAAAAAATAAAGGTATTTGCAAAAAGAAAAATATCACTAATAAATATGATGAAATTAATGTATCAAAAAAAGAAACACCACATGACGAAAAAAAGGTCAATCCAGAACAAATCAACTAAAAAATCAATTAAAAATATTAAAACAATTAAAAATATTAAAAATACAAATGGGACTTACAAAAATAAAAATAATAAAAATAATTCTAAATTAAAGAAAATAAATTGTAGTCCAAAACCGAGAAATGAAATAAATGAATTTACATGTTACACAACTAAAACAATATATAAATTGAGGGATTTATGGAATGCAAGACACCCAGATTCTAAAATAAACACTAATAATCCAAAAGAAATACATACAAAATTATCTGAATATTTAAGAAATGTGTGTAACAAGGAGTCATGTTGGTTAAAACAATCAAACGCATTTGGTAAGTTAAGCAATGATATGGCAGATTCATTTGCACCAGAATCTCCAAATGAATGGAAAAAAAATCCAAATGAATGGTTATCTAGTATTGATATTTTAAAAGTAATGAAACAATATGAAAAGGCGTATAAATGTTTTGATTTTATAGGTCCAAGTCCTATTGATTTTGATATAAAAAAACTATATGGCGAATGTGTATGGGACGAATTATGTAAATTCAATTTAGAAGAACAAATAAAAAATGGTAAAACCAAGATAGGTATTATATTTAATACGGATCCCCATAATAAGCCAGGTCAACATTGGATTTCTATGTTTATTAATATTAAAAAGAAGCATATATTCTTTTTTGATAGCACGGGAGAATCTCAATCTATTGAAATAACTAATTTTATTGATAGAATTGTAAAACAAGGTAAAAATTTAAATCCTAAAATAACTTTTAATATTGATAGTAATATAGGAGTTGAACATCAATATGGTGATACAGAATGTGGTATATACTCTTTATTTTTTATTGTGCATATGTTAGAAGATAAAATGACTGAACATTATTTGAAAACCCATATATTAAAAGACGAATATATGTCAAAATTTAGAAATATATATTTTAACGAATCATTGTAAACTAGTTCTTAATAAAAATATTTAAATATATAACTATTATTTATATATTTAATGATAACGAATTTTTTAAACAAAGAAAATATTATTTTATTGTGGGATGTTTTATCTGATTCAAATCTAATAAAAATGCAATCGGCTGAATCTCTTTTAAAAATTACAGAAGTGTTTCAAAATAATATAACTGGATTTTTTGAAATTGAAAAAAAGAATTCAGTTAATTTAATTGAAATAAATAAAAAATATATAATATTAATATTAAGATTTGTAAATAAAAATTTTACAGTATCTAATATAACAAAAACAAATAAAAATACAAATTATGAAGAAATGAATACACAATTTGTAGATAAAGAATTTGCGCCTAAAGAATTAGTAACATATAATGAAATACAGAATGATAGAAGATCTCAATTTGACATTGACTTAATTAAAAGACAAGAAGAATTTACAAATTCGATGACTATTCCGTTGCCAGATGTCCCTAAATTTAGTGACAAATTTAGCGATATACCTATTAGTGAAATGGAAAATGCTATTAAAGAAATGACTGCACAAAGAAATTATGACATTGAACAAATAAACAGAGAATACAACGTAAACCGTTCGGACAATTGGTTAAAACCAACTGAAACATCAATTAAAACTGAAAAGATACAACAAAAAGAATTAATGAATATTTCTGAGAAAAATAATAATAATATCAATAGCAATATCAATAACAATATCAATATCAATAGCAATAACAATATCAATAACAATATCAATAACAATAACAATATCAATAACAATAACAATATCAATAACAATAACAATAACCTAAAATATATTAAAATAGAAAATCAATTAGATAACAAAATATATACAGATCAAATAATTGATTTAAATAAACCGGTTAGTCCAAAAAAAACAATTAGTTGGGGTGCAAACGAAACAATGGAAATAAATATACAAGATGTTCAATATGATGACGACAAATTTGAAACAAATTTGTTTAACAAACTTAAACCAATTAAAGTAGACCGTAAACAAACTGAAATAGAATTGTTGCAAGAAAATGTAAGCAATTTAAACTCTAAAATAGAAACAATTAATTCTAATATAAATATAATTCTTAAAGCATTACAACTTTAGATGTTTACACAATTACACATTTTTTCATAATAACTTATAATATAAAATTAAAAAGATTTCATATAATTTTATATTATAAGTTATTATGAAAATACAATTCTTTTCAATGTTATGTTTATTAAATCTTGCACACACCCACAAATTGGATTTGAGTTATACCAAATATTATTTAATAACAAGAAACACAATTTTACGAAATGTTTTATCCACCTCAAAATATAAAAACACAAAATTTTTAATAAATAGAACCTCTAATTTTTCAAAAATAGTGTATAATAAACTACTATCTACTTATTATGAAGCAACTGGAATATATTATAGTTTATCAGATGAAGATATAACAATTTTGGAGAATGTGCTTGATTTATGTTATTAATTTGAAAACTTGTTGTCCTTGATTGTTTATTTCTAAGGTACCTATTTGCAAAGGGATTATATCAGGGTTTGTTACTGCTCCTTCATAACTAGATTTATCATAAATGTTTAACAATGTTTTGCTCATTCTACGATAAACATATTCAACGCCGTTTAGTGTAATAGGTTTCCCGACCCATTCAATTGCTATTTTATTTGCTTGCACAGTAGTATCATTTTGTTGTTCCGCGTAATCAGGAACATAAGAAAATTTATTATTTGTTGGATCGCCAAAATTAACACATTTTCCATTTGAGTAAATATAACAATCAAACGCAGATTCTTTGATAGCATCGGTTAATTGTGATGTAACATTGGCTTTTATTTCAGATATTTCATAAAGATATTGATCACTTGTAATAGGTAAACGAGGTATACTTTTACTAAGATCGTGTCTTTTTAACTCAATCGCTTCATCTGATTTTAATTGTTCAGGAGTAAATATCATTAAATACACAAACACCTCTACTGTTTGTAACGCCTTAGGTAAATCCTTATGACTGCAAATACGCCGTGCTCTCCCAATAACTTGCTCTAGACGTACTGGATGCCAATACGGTTCCATAATATGAACATAACGCGTATTACGTAAATTAATACCTTCAGAACCAGATGATGTAATCATAAAAACTCTTATTATTTCCCCCATATTATTATTATTAGCTATTTTTCTCAATTCTTTAGAAATATTATCAGGAAGTTTATCCCATTCTCCGTTATAAATATGTCTAACCAGTTCTTTTTCTTCGGTTGTTTCTGTTCCAGTATATAAAACATATGTTGGTTTACCTTGATCTGATTCATTCGCAATAATCTCCCAAATACCAGATATATTTTTCTTAATTTTGAACCTGGCAAACCCATTTTTTTCCAAAACAAGACTGAATATGCCGATGCCTTCCATTGTTCTAAATTGACTATACACTAAGTGTAACCCTTGATAATCTGGATCTTTTATATTTTCAAGAATATGTAAAAATTTAGGGCTATATATTTGTAATGCATCTGGAGTTAAAAAATCAGTTGCGTTTGTTTCAAGTTCTTTCAATTTATTATCTAATCGTGTTTTGTAATCAATGCCTCCAATTTTTTCAAGAACGGCATCTCCTTCTATTTCGCCTTCATTTTCATCTGCAACATCTAATCTTGACTCTTCTTTTCTAGCTTCTTTTAATAAATCTTCCAATTGTGTACCAGATTCTTTTTCTTCCACTGCATCTTCTTTCTTTTTCTTTTTTTCAGGTATAGGTCTATCTGGCACTGTAAAATTGCAAAACAGTCGTGAAAAAATGCGGTAAGTAGATGCTTTATCTTCTGCAAAAATATCACTAGTTGGTGGTTTCTTGCCAGATTTTTCTAATTTTCTCTCTTCAACTCTAGCGGATTCATATATTTTAAATTGAAAATTGCTCATCGGGATTCTAATTATATGATAGTCGAGTCCAAGAGTTTTACTATATTTGGGCAATAAATTTTCCTGTGCGCTTTTAAAATAAGAAGATAGACCTATAATGCGTCTTTTTAAAGAATCGATATTTTTAATTTTACCGTCTGATTCATTAATATATCTTGTCATAAAATCCTCTAATTTATCTGGCAACGCCTTTTTATATTTTACTTCAATCCCAGATGGAATTACTTCAATATCATTTCTTCTTAAAATGCTAATGATTTTTTTCTCAAACTCGTCATCGTTTATATAGTCAGTTTCTATTGTAGTATCACCCTTTTCATCTTTTGTTGCATTAGACACACCTTGATAGCCAGATTCTTTTTTAATTTTATTTTTAAAACCAAATGGGTTTCTGGTAATTGTTAAAATTTTACTGGAAGAGGAGTAATCTAAATAGTCCAGCGATTTCTCTCCAAGTAACATTTCTTGAAGCGCGATTCTATCAATTTTCTTACTTGTTTTAACGTTTACGGGAATTCTCCACGTTTTAATATATCCTCTCAAAATGTTAAAAAGTATTCCAAATTCATTTGGGTAGTTAATAACCGGAGTTCCAGTTAACAACACGATGCGAGAATTATTCGCTCTTAATAACATTTGGTATAATTTAATTGCTAAATTTAGCGGTGTTTGCTCTCCAAAAATATTTTCAGGGTCTTTAGACCCTTCTTTCCATCGTGTATCTTCTTCAGACATTGGTTTTTCTTTTTTCAGTTTATTTACAATTCTACTAATTAAATTATGAGCCTCGTCAATAATAACAACTGCGTTATCAAATATATTTTTTTTGAACCCAGAAGTTAATTCTTCCAATCTCTTACTACGTAAACCGTTATAATTGATAAACTTATATTTTTGGCTTATCATTTCATTTAATTGGGCCTCTAATGTTTTTTTATCAATATCGGATATATCTTCATAATTTGTTTTCTTTTTAATATTAATAAGCCACGCGCCATGTTGTTTATGAATATATTCCAATGGTAAATTTAAAATGGCTGACATAGGTTCTGCAGATTCGGGGTATAAGTCAGTAGATATCCATTCCCAGAATTGATTTCTTTTATACAATAAATCGCCGCATTTCTTCAATTCTTCTATATAATTAGCACGTAAAGATGCAGGTGTCATAATAATCACTTGTTTCGCATCTTTCATACCTTCTGCAATAGCAATAGATGTACAACTTTTACCAGATCCTAACCCGTGATACAATAATAGCCCTCTATAAGGTGTATAAAGATTCATATAGTCCCTCACAATTTGTTGGTGAGTTAATAAAGAAAAATCTGAATCGGTTTTACCAATATTGTCACACGAAATACTATCTTTATTATTTTGCAAGTCGATGCGATATGGTTCAAATAAAGAATTTATAAAATTAACAAATATCTCTCTATTGTTCATATAATAACTAGAAACCTTGATATTAATTGGAGGGTTTCTTTTTGGAACCCGTTTTGTGATATCCGTATCGCCAATATTAATTACAGTTTCAGGTCCTAATATGGCTATACCTTTTTCTACCTTTTTAGTTTTTCTTTCTTTTTTCTTTAGAATAATTTCTAACTCTGGTTCTTGTTCTTCAAGTAGTTGAGGTTCTGTTTGCAATTGGTTTGTTTTGTTTTGGTTGTGTTCTTGTTCGTGTTCTTGTTCGTCATCCTCTTCAATTATAAGTAGTTTTTTTGTCTGAACCTTTTTAGCTTTTTTTACTGTAGGTTCTGGTAAAACAGATACGGAATCAACATTTTTATTGTTTATGGTTGGTTCTTTTAATGTAGGTTCTAATATAGGGTTTATAGTGACTTTTGTAAGTTTGCGTTCTTTCAGTTTATTTAAAAAGGTGTCACGATCATAATCTTTTTTAGTTTCGTCGATAATAAGTGTTTTAGGTTTTATTCTAACAATATTTGTTTTTATATTTTTTTCTGTATCAGAATCTCCTTCTTTTTGTATTTTTTCTTTTGTGATAAGTTTTTTAGGTTTTTCTTCACCTTTAATAACAACTGCAACTCTTTCTCTCTCTTTTACAGTTGGTTTTACCATTAATTTTTGTTTTAATTCTTCTAAAGGATTCATTGCTTATATAATTTAAATATATAAATTTTTCTTATTTCATTTGTAAAATTTGTGTCTAAAATATAAGTATACAATATTACATTAATTCGATGCTAATATAATTAGATGTTTCTATAACATTTTCAACAGTTGAATTTATAAATGTAATAGCCTCATTGCACGCAATTTGTTCTGCCTTTCGTTTAATTTTATGTTGTCCTTCTCCCATAAATATAAATGCTTTTCCGTTTACGATAAGGTAGTCTTGAATGGCTTTAAAATTTTTAAAATAAGTTATATCAATTGAGTCTTTGTGTGTTAAATTATATATGTGTTGACCAAGACAAAGATAAACTCCCATTTTATATCCTAAATCAATGTCGTGTTCAATTTCTATATAATGCGGAGTAACCTTAAATTCCTTCTGAATTTTCACTTGTAAAATATTTTTATAATTATCATCATTTTGAATAAGAGCTACCCAATCAATATGTGTTTCAAATATATTTTCAATGAATTTTTGCGCCATTTGGAAACCCGGACCAGTCACAAACATATCTTGAAACCACCCTTCGCTATCTTTTACAACGATTTTATTTTGATCAAGAAACAGAGCGCCAATAAAGGACTCAAATAAACATCCGAGTTTCTTCAAATTTGTGCGAATTTTCTTTTCTTCTGCGTGTTTGGATAGAATTAACCATTTATATAACCCCATTTCTAAAGCTATTTTACCGATCGCTTCATTTTTAACAATAGCGATCTTCTTCTCGGTCATAAACCCTTCGTTTTCCTTTGGAAATCTTCTATATAAATAATATTTAGTAACTGCCTCCAAAATTCCATCTCCTAAAAATTCCAACCGCTCGTTTGATTTGCTGCTTAAAGGCATACAATCTAAAGGTCTCTCAACAATGGTAATATTCTGCTGTAAATTTTCAAAACTTGGGCGCTTAGTATAAGAACGATGAACAAATGCACGTTCATAAAGAGCCAGATTATGAACTGTAGGAGGAATGCCATATTTTGAAAGAATAGATTGTACTTCGCACAATTTAATCTTATTGTTCAATGGATTATAAGGATTAAATATTAGCCCTTCGTCTGACTTAATAATATCGTCGTCGTGATTTATGTTAAACTCTGTCATTTATAACTATACTACTGTTGCCTTTATATATTTTACACAATGATTATTTTGTGTAAAATATATGATAAATTGTATTTATAATTTAGGAAGATTTCCACATTTATAATTATTTATACATTTATAATTATTTAATTATAAAATAAAATATTATCCTAGAATATAAGATGGTTTATATGTCAGGTGGAAAAGCTGCGCGTTACGCCGCATCAATTACAAATAGACCGACTTGTGGCGGTCCAAAAAAAGCAGGCACTGCGCCTCGTATTGGGTTTTTTATGCAAAGCAACCCTAGTTTAATTAGAGCGCCTCAATCGGTTCCTTTAATTTGTGTTCCTAACACAACAACCCAAACACAAAAATATGGTTACAGTGCTATACACGGAGGAAATATGGGTTAAATATATTTTTAAT